CCGACACCTTCGCGTACAGCGGGCCAAGAACGCGAGCCTCTGCCATGTCCCTGCGAATGTCGGCGATCTGATTCAACGCTTCCTGCTGCGCCATGCCAGCATCCACGCGAGCCAGTTGCGAGATGCGTCCTTGAATGGCAGATACGCCCGCCTTGATCGCTAGCGCAGCAACCGCAACAACACCCAATCCAACTGCAACGCCAGCAATGGCCGCTCCAACAGTACCCGCACCAGCCGCCATTCCAACGCCAGCACTAGTAATTTCGCCAACGCCAGCACCTCGCGCTCCCATGCGAACAATATCCAAAGCGGATGACATCTTTGACACGGCCTGCGTGATGGATGACACCGTGTTCTGACCACCACCGCCTGCCGCACCGCCACCAACGGCTCCACCAGTCAGGCCGCTCGTCACCATGCGAAGGTCAATATGTCCTAGTGATTCGTCAGCCATCGGCCATGATCCTCACGAATGATCGCATCGTCGCGGACGCACTCACCAGCCCGGTCAGGTCATCGTGCGCTCCACCGTCAAGTCGCACCCACACCTGTTCGCTGCTGCCCGTGTTGGGGACATATCCGATGAGCGCAGCCGCCGCTGCGTTGACGGTCAGGAACGCGCTCTTGTTGTCTACGAGGCTCTCGGTCATGCGCTTGGCGAAGTCGTACTCGACCTTCACCACCGCATGCAGTCGGTACTCAATAGCCGAGCCGTTGAGGCCGCTCATGTCGCCCAACGCCGTCAGGCTCACGGGTTCGATCTGAATGTTCGGTACTGCCGAATCCTGTAGCCGCAACTTGTCCACGACGAACACGCGATTCCCAGCGTAGGAAAGTTGCGTTGCAACGCGCCCCGCAATCGCGGAGAAGAACGCTCCGAGAGTCGTTGTGGCGGTTATGTCGCTCACGGGATGACGCTGTTTGTGACCGTTCCAGTTGCATCGGTTGGCAGTTCAATCCCGTTGGCGAACGGAGCGAAGAACCGCTCGGTATAGGTCAGGACATTTGACTGGTAGTTGTTGGAGATCGCCACGGTTGCGTAGTCGCCGATGCGCCAGTCAGTCGCGCCGCCGATGATCTGAATGAACTGGCCGTTCGTGCCAGCCTGCGGCGGAACGAAGATGAAGGCGCAATCAACCGCCACGACACATCCTGCATTCAAGGCCATTGCAACAGAGCAATCCACACTCGCAATCGGAGCCGCATAGTCAAATTGATACGATGCGGTGAACAACTGCCACGATGTTGTGATAGACGCTGCCGGAGCGATTGCATAAGCAAACTCTTCTCCGGTGCTCGCATTTTGCAATGCCAAATACACGGGCTGCGAAACTGTTCCGCTGATCTTCTTGACCCAGAATCCAAACATGATTCGCTTGCCGGGGCCAATCACATTGGCGGTCGTTGTTTGACTGATGCCCGTTGCGCTTGTCGGAGTGATCTGCAATGCGCTTCCGTTGCGAAATACGCCAGACGACAGTTGTGCAATGTTTGCCGCTCCCAGATACACCGTCCATCCATTAGGCACGCCACCTGTCCATGAATCAAAGCCGCCGTTGGTGAGCGTGTTTTGCGAGTCGTTGTAGTCGCTGCTCGCAAGCGTGAAGTTCGCGCCGCTGCCACCCGGCCACAGTTGGGAGGTGACATCCGGCACGCGCAGACCGCCCGTGATCTGGAACACCTCGCGGCCAGCCGTCGCGCCCGTCGTGGTGTCGCTGATGCATTGGAAGGTGATCGTTTCCGTTGGCGACATCTGCGACGGCGTACCGTGGAGCAGAATCTTGCCCGTGCCGACATTTGCAGCCGCGTAGGACACGCTGCCCTGCGTCACCACATTCCGATACAGCGAGGTGCTTCCGGCTCGCATCTGGCGATTTAGTTCCCTAAACGCCGGAATCGCGCTCTTGGGGATGTTGGCATTGTCAGCCGTCACCATCTCGGTCACGGTCTTTGTCGCGCCGCCGATGGCGTTCGTGATGCTGGTGTCTGCCGTCCGGGTCAGGTTCAAGAAGTAGTCCAGCACGCCCGAAATCATGTAGCGGGTCGATGCGTCGTACTGGCCGTCGAGGCCCACGCCCGAATACGAGCCAGTCCCCTTCACTCGGTCTTGGAGCGCGGAGCGGGCATCAATCTGCGCTTTGGCAATGCCCATCAACTTGCCAATGCGGTTGTACAGCGTTGAAAGGCTAACGGTCATTGCTTCTCCTCAAGTCATTGAATGATGCCGCAATCTGATCCCGAACGCTAGGAGTTTGGCCAAAGAGCGTGGGCATGAAGCCACTCATTGAGTCCTTGCCTCCGAACGCTAGGCCGACACCCTGCACAACGGGTACGGTCTTCCAAGCATTCGCAAGGCCTAGATTCATCATCAGGCCCAACGCCACCTCGGGTGGCAACTGCCACGGAGTGACACCGTAGACTGCGGCGAAGATCGCTACGGTGCGCCAGCGTTTCCCAGTTGCTTCAGGCTCATCATCACTCGCAGCGCAAGCGCGTGGGCTTCAGCATTGGTCATCGCTTCAGCCTCGGACACAGGACGCACCGCAGCCTTGACGGCCTTGATGAGTTGTTCCGAGGTCGGATTGTCCGTCGCACCCGCAAGGGTGAGTTCGGACAGAACCAGCAGCGCGTCGATCTTGAACGCCTTGTCGCCGACCGGGTATTCGGAGATGAATTGGGTTTCGTTGCTCATGCGACGGTGAAGATAGCCGAATCGTAGTCGGTTGGGTCGGGCAGGGCTTCGTAGTGGAACACGACGCGACTAGCCTTGTTGCCAAAGTCCTGCTGCTTCATGGAAATCAGACGGGCGCGAGCCACGGTGATGGTCTTGGAGCCAGTCAGCACAATGGCCACGGTGCTGCTCTGGGCATCGGTTCCGACCTTCGACCACGAATACGCCTGCGACTGGCCACCGTCCGTGGCATCGACCGCGTTTGCAATCGTGGTGCGGTCGATAGACACGAGCGAGAAGTACACCTGTGCCTTCGTGCCTGTGCGGATAGCCGCAGCGGGCATCGTGCCGCTCTCATTGGTGAACACATCGGTGAACTGGTATTCCACTTCGATGCGAAACAGATCGTCATTATCGCCACGGCCAAGCACGGAGCCGCCAACGGAAATGGTGTGGGGGCCGATGATTTCGATTGCTACTGCCATTTGGATTCCTCCTGTTTGATTCTAACGCGCACCCAAAGCGCGAGCGATAGCGCGAGCCACCTCGGCCTTTGCCTCGGGCGGCATGGCGAAGATGGGACGGGCCGGGACGGTCACGCCGCTCTTGGCGTAGAAGTATTCGCCCTTTTGCAACGCCTTGGCATCGCGGCGAGCAGCCCCGCGAGTGAACGGGATGAAGTTGCCGCCGCTCGTCTTGAAGCCGTGATGCTGAAACACCGCGTAGAGCGGGCCGCGCAGGAACAGCCGAACGCCATTGGGGATATCCTGAATCGTCCCGTTGAGGCTCTGGAGCAGGTTGCCCGTGTCGGCCAGCGGAGTTCCGCCAGCCCGGTAGTGGGGCAGATCGACCTGCTTGCGGTTCTTGCCCCGGCCCTTCCAGACCTTGATGGTGGCCGTGTCAGCCCACAGGCGGGCATAGCCGCCCACATCCGCGCCCCGCGTGCGAATGCGTCGCTTGGCCTGCATGACCAGCACAAGAGCCACATTGGCCCCCTTGCTTCCTAGCCGCCGGAGCAGTTCGCTGCCTAGATCCATCAATACGCCTGCGTGCGCCGGGGCGGATAGAACGAATCGTCGGAGGCCATGTGGAGGCTGCCCCGCGTGGTGGCCGATATGACGGCCACAGAGGCCGTACCAGCCCCTCGGTTGGCATCCACGGCAAATACCCGCTTTCCGTCTCGGAGCGCGCCTAGAGCCTCTTGCGCCCGGTTGGCCTTGGCCTTGACGGACTCCGGCACATCGCCGCCGCGCCGCTCAAACAGGAAGCACAGGGCCAGATCCGCGACGAGGCCGCGCACGAGCGCGTTCCCGTCCGTCGCCAGAGCCTCCAGTTCGACCACCGTGTAGGCGTTCGACCGGGTGGCTGCGCTCGCCACCTCCTCGCCGCCACGGAGCAGGGCTTCCGTGATGATGTCCGAGGACGAAATCGTTCCGTCCGCGTTTGTGTCGGTAGCCAGTTCCTTCAGCAGTCGCTCGTCTGCGTACCGGATGAAGAGCGTGTTGGAGAGCAGTTGCGCCATTGCCATGAGTCACCTCCATGAAATAGGGCCGCCCCGGTGTTAGCGGAGCGGCCCTGAAGTTGCACAGTCAGAGCCTATTACGAGTTGCCGTCAGCGATGTACAGACCCGACAGCGGGGCAGTCAGAACCACCGCGCTGTTGTCGGTGACGCTACCGCGCACGCGACGGTTCCACGGATCTTCCATCGTCTCCACGGTCATGTCTTCGTAGGCGAAAGTGGTCAGCGTGCTGAAGGACGGGCCTTCATTGCCGATCAGACCACCCGGACGGCTCACGAACACCATGCCGGGAGCAGTCGAAGTGCCGTAGAAGAAGCCGCGAGTGTTCGCGCCGCCCTTACGGGTGGACACGCGCACGGTGTCATCGACCACGATGCCGCCCAGACCGAACAGGTTCTGGGGCAGGCCGTAGGCCGCGAAGGTTGCATCACCCTTCAGGAAGTTCAGAGCGTGCGGGGTGTTCTTGACATAATCGCGCACACCTTCGCTGGTAGCCATCAGACGAGCCGTGGTGGGGTTGACAATCAGGATGATGTCCTGCGGGCCAACCGCGCCAACGGTGTTCTGAACGATCTTCTCAATCGCCGCGCGCACGATCTGCTGCACGCCATCAGTAGCCGTAAAACCACCAGTCAGAGTGGACACCAGATCGGTGGCCGCTGCGAAGTAGTTCACGCTTGAAGTCCAGTTGCCAGCCGTGGTCAGAGTGGTCGCAGCGCGGTAAGCGCGATGCGTCATCATCTTCGCCGCAGCGATGCGAGCGTGCGAAGCGGTGATGTCCCATTGCGCCTGCCGCGCAGTCTCCTGCGGGATGGCGAAGGAGGTCTGGAAACGCTGGCAAGTGTACTGGTTGAACTCAAAGTCAGAGTTGATGCCAGTAGGACGATCCTCGCCGAGAGGCCATTGAAGATCCTGCGTGTTCACGACGCGAGCAGTTTCCTCCTCGTCGATGCGGAGGTAGTAGCCACTCATCTGCTGCACGGGCACGATCTGCGCGTACTGCGTGATGGGGAAGCGGTTGACGCTGCGAGTGAACTCGATCTGGATCTGCCCGGTAGCAGCAGAGAAAGTGGGGACGAAGG